AATCAATCTGGCGCAGATAGCAGAGCAGACCCTCGACTATTTGAGTTATGAGTTTGCCCCGCTAAGTGCGTTGACCCGAGATTTCTCGGAAGACATCGCCCAAAAAGGCGAATCAATCACCACTCGCGTTCCTGCAAGTGTTACCGCTGTAGACCTGTCAAACGGTTACACCGCGCAAAACTCCGAAACAACCAGCAAGCCGATTTCGCTTTCGAATTACTACGGTTACGTTTACGGATTTAGCGATGCTGAAGTTTCAAAGGCTGGCAACTTTGATTGGTTGAAAAACATCTTTATGGCCCCGGCTCTTGAGGCTGTTATGTCCCAGATGATGACAACCCTTGGGAACCTTGTTGTCACTGGCACTTTTACAAACACGCCGATCGTTAAAACTAGCGCCACATTTGACGCGGACGATTTAAGCACTGCTTCGGCTAGTCTCTCAAATCAGCGTTGTCCAAAAAATGAGCGAGCCGCCTTGTTGAATCCTGATTTCGTCGCAGCACTTCAACGCGATACCGCGATTGTTGACTCTTCGGCCTATGGAAACAGCAATGCAATTCAAAATCATGCCGCGATGCGCGTTTTTGGTTTTGATGTTTACGAATACGGAAACGTTCCCGCAAACAGTCAAAACATTGCTGGTTGGGCCTTGCATCCTAGCGCCTTGATTATGGCCGCTCGACAGCCTGCAACCCCTAGCGATCCGGGCTTGGATGTGGTGAACACCGTTACATCCAATGGGCTTCCCGTGCAATTCCGGTCGTGGTACGATCCTGATGGTGGCTTGTATAAAGTATCGCTTGGCGTTCTCTACGGATGCGCTGTGGGGAACCCCGAAGCCCTCACCATAATTAAGACCAGTTAGGTCTGGTTTAATATGCCAAGTAATTAATTAAGACTTCATAGGTCTAGTTTAATATGCCAAGTAACACACTATCGGGGATTTCGCTTGACGTTATCGCCGACAAAACCCTCGATGTCCTCTCGAGTCGTTTCTTTGAATTCTCGCAATTCACAAGAGACTTTTCCGATGACATCAAAGAAAAGGGGGAATCCGTCAAGACACGGATCCCCGGTAGTGTGGCGGCTGTTAATCTTGACAATGGGTTTGTCGCGCAAAACAGCGTAACAACCGAGAAAACGATCTTGCTCAACCAGTATCGCGGGTATGTTGTTGGGCTAAAAGACAAAGAGGTCAGTTATGCCGGCAATCTTGAATGGCTGGAAAATATCCTAATCAAACCCGCCATCAATGCCACCGTTAAAAAAGTCTGCGATGATGTTTTGGCTTTGGTGACTTCAACGGCATTCCCCACGGCCTTGACCGTTACTGCAACCGACTTTGATTCGGACGATTTAAGCACTGCGGCCGCTGCTCTTTCAAATAACAAAGTCCCCAAAAGCCTGCGGTCGGCTCTTATTGGGTTCGATTATTTTTCGTCTTTGCAAAAAGACACGTTGCACATTACCCCGGCCAATGCTTACGGAAGCCCCGACGCGATCCAGAATCACGACGCGCGTCTTGTTCACGGGATCGGTGTTACCGGATACGAAGGGATTCCAAACAATGGCGAAAACTTAACCGGGTTTGTCTGTCACCCAAGCGCTTTGCTTATAGCCGCACGAACTCCAGCCCTTCCAACAGGGCCAAGAGTCGAATCCGCAAACCGAGTAACCGAGCAAGGGCTTCCCATCCAGATCCGCCGGTGGTATTCCCGAAATCTGGGTTTGTATAAAATGAGCATCGGTATCCTTTACGGAGTGCAAACCGGAAACGCATCAAGCCTTGTCCGCATTAAATCAAGTTAATTTACAAAATGATCATTAAACCTTCATTCACTGTTGGAATCACTTCGGCCGGAGAGATCGAAGTTTTGACAATCGGCGACGCTGAAACCTGCAAGCAAAAACTGCTTGATGAGTCGAACAACCCATCGGGCAAATATGTTCAGCTGCAATATTACAGAAAGCCCCCATACAGCAAGCGCCGTGACATCAAGTTAGAGTCGGAACAGACGCAACCAACTAAAAAGCGCGGACGTTCTAAGTCCGAAGATTGATTCACAACGTCTCAAGCCGGCTTGACATCGCCTCGTCTGCAAATACGCGGGCGAGGCTTTTTTAATCAATGGCAACTCTAAGACTTAAAAACATTCGCTCAGAATACATGTATGAATATGCGTGGTCTAGCGATGTGGACACTTGGTTTGCAGTCCCCCCGACGGCGGACGGGAGATATGTCGAGTTGCCGGAGAATGGGAGCCCGAGAATCTTGATCCGTGTCACCGCTGACAAGGCAGAATTCCAATCAACGGCATATGACATTCAAAGGGGTTACTATTACTCAGCGATCAACAATACCCTGTATACGGATTACAAAACGATTCAACTGAATGTTCCAGACGGAACAGGGACAACAAGAACCGATTCCTATGCTTTCAACTTTAGCGATCCAGCTCACGCTTTAATCGAGTCGGGTTCACTTATTGACTTACAAGCATTTAATCAGCAAGTCGATCTGGAGCGACAAATCGGCGTTGTGTTCGATTACAATGGGACAAAGCTCCGAGGCACAACAACAAGCCGAACAGATTCCAAGGCTCTTGAGGCCGGCGGGTATGTGGAGGGGTTTGAAGCGATTATAACAAGCTCAAGGAAACAGTGGATTAATTCAAGTGTTTCACCAATTCTTGGCGCTTCAATTGCTCTGGCCGGGGTTAAATACCGGATCGCAACCATAACCATCAACGGGGGTCATTTTGATTTGGCCCTGTCGAAATATCGTGGCAATTGACATTCAACTTGATGAAGCAGCATTCAGCGCCAAGTTGCGGCAATATATGCGATACACATCAAAGACATTGCCCGAGGCGCTTAACCATCGAGCTGTCAATGTGTCATTCAAAGCGATCAGGCATACTCCGGCCGCAAAAAAGGGAAAAGTCAAAGGTGACCTGTTGAGATCAAGTTCCATTGCTCCCGGTGTTCCGCTCGCGGCAATTATGGTTCAAAAGTATCTAGGGAACAAAAAGCCTAGATTTGCCACCACATACCAACGTCTTGACGGGTCACACGGGGCAAAGCCCATATCCCCTCGAGATCCAGAGTTTTCTGAAAAAATGAAGTCGGCGATGCGGGATCTCATTGACTACAGAAATTGGTCAAGAGGCTACATCAAGGCCGGTTGGTTTGGGGTTATTCGATCGCTCAGAAGCGTTACCAAGGTAAAACGAAGCGGACCAAAAAGCGTCAAGGTCGGGCCTAAAGCTTTAAGGCAAGGCAAGGCAAGACCCGCCAAGGATGGATTTAGTCCAAGAGCGATCATTGAGAATTTTGTTCCGGGCGCATCCAAGATTGGAGGCAACGCTTTAGCAAAGGCATTGCAAGACGACATTCGAGACATGAGCAACTATTTGATCGCAAAGCTTAAAAGCAAAGCCGAGGCCGGCGAACGCGCATACAAGCGATATTCGACCATTAGGCAACCCAGAGCATCAACCAGTCGATGAACATCAGAAAAGCAACAGAATCGGCCTTAGCTGCGTATCTTGGGGATTATGTAAGTTGCAACATTTACGAAGCTTTCCGAGGCGATAACGTCGATCATCCTTGCGTCATCGTTTCTTGTGCTGTTGGTCAGGAAATGCCCCTTGAATCTGGGAATTTCGAAACAAACACTGATTTAATCGTTCAAGGGTCGATTGATGAGGCAATTCCAAACGCAAGCGATCAAATCGATTCGATCGTTGACGGTGTAAGCGACGCAATCAGAAACGTCGATTTGCCTTCTGAAGCAAGCGCCAAGCTCGAGAACTTTACGGTTTTGGGTGTGATGTCCAAGGAAGGCCCGACAACTGAATTTGACAACGACGAAAATATCGTCACTTCGGTTTTTAAAATCTCAACTCTAAACGCGAACATTGATATTTAAAATATGGCAACACTAAGCAAAGGCTCATCAGTCCCGTTCGGCATAGGCAGCGGATCGGCAAAATTGATCAAGATCGGTGGAGGCACGGAAGGCAAGGTATTCTTGCAGGATGTGCGACTTTCCATTTCTTCATCCTCGCAGGAAATAATGGACGGAAACGGCGAGGTTACCGGGAAAATTTTCTTTGATAAACGAAAGACTTTGACAGCAACAATGTTTTGGACCGCAAACGGTGGCACACAAACAGCGGAACAAGGTTTTGTTCAAGATGTCGAGCCCGGCGATGAACTGGTTCTTGCCTATGACGAATGGCTTGAGGTCGCAAGCGATCAAGCAAACACATTGTCAGGAAGCCCAACGCCTACCAGCGGAACCGGCAAATATTGCATTGATTCCATCGAAAAAGTGCGAACCTCCGGCGGAATTGCAGAATTCAGCGTCACCGCTATCGAGTATGTTTCTGATTTGACCTAATGCTTTGGATCTCGACCATTGAGCCAAGCCCCTATCTGATCGAAGGATTCGACCTTGAACCCCTTCGTTTTGGGCATTGCTTGTTGATGGAGAGGTTCGACGAGGGCAAGCCAGAGGGCCAAATGCCAACACCTCTTGAGCTTTGGAGGTGGTTGAACATTTGCAGTCGATCACACAAAAACGCCCGCCGTTGGTTGACCAAAGACTTGTCAAAGTCATTCAGTCTTTCTCGGTGGGCATTTGTTCGCACAATGAGAGATCATGAAAGGTTTCTTGCGGCGCTCTCAAATTGGTCGGATTACATGCACGAAAACACGGCAACACCTCCGACGCTTAATCCTGTTGCATCAGGTGGAAGCGAAAGCGGGGTTCCTCGTCTTCAATGGTTATGGAATACCGCAATCACTCAACTGAATTATAACCCTCTTGAATTGTGCGAAGCTCAGTTCGGCCAATTGGTTTGGAGTGTTCTTGCAATGAGCGATCAAAACGGAGGGGTTCGGATAATTGATGATAAACTTCAAAAGGTGTTTGAGGATTTAAAATGTCAGTCTTTAGCTTAAAAGGAATTCTAAGCCTAGACGGCGGCAAATGGCGGGGCAGTCTTGAGGCGGCGCAACGGCAAACAAAGCAGTTTGCCAAAACCTTTTCCATTGGTGTCGGGAGCATTTTAAAGGCGCACTTGGTTTCCGCGATTATGGACGCTTTTCGCGATGGCTACAATCAGGTCATGAATTCACTTGATCGCGCCGCAAACATTCGCGACAGAGCAACACGAATTGGGGTCACGCCGGAGCGAATGCAAGGTCTGGATTATGCAGCAAGGCAATCTGGTGCAACCGGCGATCAAGTTGTTGCTGCTGTCAAGGGCTTGTCAAAAACACTCCAGCGAGCCCGGGAAATGACAGTCGACCCGGTGACAGGCAAGTCGGTTAGAAAAGATCAGGCGATTTTCGATACGTTTCGAAAATTCATGTTGACGACTAAGCAGATTGACGAGCTACCAGCGGCCGCAATTTTTCAAGCAATCGCCGAAAATGTTCGCCTTGGGGCAAATCAGCAAAACAGAAGCGCGGACTTGCAGAAACTAATGGAAGAAGCCGGCGATGCCTTGGTTCCAATGATGCTTGCCAATCTTCCAAAAACAATGGCGCAAGCAAAATCGAGAGGGGTTGTTGCCTCATCTCGAGGCATCATGACAGCCGCCGGGCTCGCTGATTACAAGACACAAGAACAGGAAATTGAATTTGCAAGGGCTATTGAGGCCGGGAGCTATACCGAGGACATCGTGAAAAAACTGATTGCAGCAAACAGTTTTTACAATCAATCGGCAATAAAACTTGCAATGGGCGCGGGCGATCAAGCTTCCAAATATGAGCGACAAGGTGTTTTTTCCACCTCGATTGCTGCTGATCTTTTGGGCCTTGGTTTTGTTGGAGATAAGGCGAACGAAATCCTTAGAGCCCTCACGGAAACTGGGGTAAAGATCCAAGAATAATGGCTGTCATTTCAAAATATAGTCCGGGCATGAACGCCTCTCCGCTTGTTTCGATCGAGCGGAATTGGACACGCGAAAACGGTTGGTCTTCTGTTTACACTTACACCGGGCCTTTCTCGGTGATTGATTTGATCCGCAACAACTCGTCATATGTTGGCGGCGCTTCAAATATCAGCGTTAGCAAGGACAAAAATCTTGGGACTCTAAGGGTTACTTTCCAGAATGACGACAACTCCACACCGGATGAGTTCGAGGAACAGTCAAACACTTGGACTTTTACCCCATACGAGAATCAAAGGGATCTTGCAATTGGTCCCAAATATTATGCCGTTCGGTCGTATGAGGACGGTTTTCTTGAGCGCGTTGAACAAGCAATCGAGCAATATCGGAGCGAAATAAAGACCGCAATCGCGGCACAAAACGGGGACGAGGACGATCCATTCTATTTGTTTAAAACAAGCTCTGGCGGAGCAACTCAAACCGGCGGAAAACTAACTAGGCCCACTGCGACTAAAAATGGAATAACAGGATCACTTGCAGCATCAAGAGCCGAGGAATATGCGCGTTTGATTCTTCAAGGATACGATTCATATGACACCTCTCGCTATTCATTGAGAAATCAAGTCATCGTTCCAGCCGGGACTTCGGTCACGGTTTCGCATGTTGGGACAGGCTACCAATGGACAAACAACGACATTGTGAACGTTGTTGCTTCCGGCAACGCTCCGCTTGCGCAACGAACAATCATCGGTGATCTGACAAGTTATTTTGGGGGGACTTATTGGCTGAAAAAGGCTCCGACAATTCAGCAGATCAACAATGGGAAATTCGAGATTTCGACCGAATACGTCAATTATCAGGCATACGAATTGCCGACAGAAATCAATCCAGTCTTTGTTCCGTGAGATTTCGAAAACTAACAAAATTTAGTCCAAAGGCGATCCTGCAAGCGATAACCGAGTTGCAAGATTTCGTTACAATGCTTATCCCTCGCGAAAGTTCTGGGACTCTCCGAACGTTTGGAAGCGGTGGGGTTACAGTAAAAGCGAGCAAGGTTGCAAAACAAACCGGCTCGACGACCGTCACAACCAGCGGCAACAATCCTAGCCGGTGGGCCTAATTTCACTTTTCCCCCTTATTATAAAAGGGCTCTAGTCGGCTTGACCGAATTTGGAGACAACACCCCATCCCGGGGCGCTCTCCCCTGCCCTGTAACTATCTCACGGAATGGGAACGATTAAAATATTAGGTTTTGACGAAGACGGAAACGCTCAACGCCTCAAAATCCGAATTGCTAGATTTTTGGATTACGATCCCGTCACGGCATCGGACAAATCCAATATCCGATCAACTCTCGGTATAACGTCACAAGGTGGCCTTGGCGACCTATTGGCAGCAAACAACCTCGATGATGTTGCAAGCCTTGACACCACCAAGGCAAATCTTGAGATCCCAGACGTTGGAACAGATCCCTCGCAAGTTCCTCTCAATCAGCACCTTGGGTCGATGGCCTACCAATCCGCAGAGGGCATATCAGTTGATAACCTAGAGGTTACTGGCAAGCTCGAAATCGACTCATCGGGCAACGTCTCAATCGGGGCTGGAGACATAGCCAACAACGGGTCGCTACACGTCTACCGCAGCTCTGCAACTGCTGACCTCAACTTGCAGTCAGCTGGAGGCAGTGGCCGCAGCTTTGCAATTCAGTCGAAGACCAATGGCAGTTTGGTTGTTCGTGACAACAATGGAGCCGCTGACCGTTTGACAGTGGGCAGTGGTGGACACATCGGCATCTCCAACAACTCTCCCGGGTCAGCCAACGGGTCCGCAAACAATCTGGTAATCGGTAATGCGACAGATTCAACCTCTACTGGAATCAGCATTGTCACACAACCCGGTCAGGTTGGTTCTTTGTTTTTCGCTGACGGCACATCTGGAGTCAGTGGCTACATTGGTAGAGTCCAATACAATCACGGCACAAACTCAATGACGTTTGGTGTCAACGGCATTGTTCCGTGGGCAATTAATAGCTCTGGCAATTTCGTTGCCAACGGAGCATACGGCATAGATTTCGGGTCTGTTGCTGGTGGCACGGGGACACCAATCACTAACGGTGGCTTATTGGATGATTATGAGGCTGGCAGTTTCGTGCCAGTCGTAGCTGACGCAGCTTCTGGCGGCAACACGGGGTCTGCGGCGACTGCCGCTGGTGAGTATACTAAAGTTGGGCGAATTGTTCACTTTAGTCTGCGGTTAGAGAACATTGACACAACAGGGTTGACCTCAGGCAACACACTCCACATTCGAGGTTTGCCGTTCGTTGCTATCAACGCAAGCCCAGTACCCAATTGCGCCGTCAGGACAGACAGGGTGTCGTTCTCTGACGGGATAATCGGCGCAGTTCAGTCCAACACCAGTTCAACCTATCTGGCATCAATCAGGAGCGGTCTCAGCGATTTAGGAGTATCAGTGTCAGATTATGTCAGTGGAATTGCAGACGTATACATGAGTGGCTCCTACATCGCCGCCTAACCAAATTTACCCCAGCTGGATGCTGGGACGGACCAAAACAAAACATCATTATGGCACTAGAAGAACTACAGTTGACCGACAAAATCGAGGTCACCCAAAACGGCAGTCTGCAAATCAGACACCGCCACGCAATCATCGACTCTGAGACTGGTGAGGAGAAAGCCGCCAGCTTTCACCGTCACGTTGTAAGCCCCGGCGATGATGTCACGGGCGAATGCGAGCGAGTGCAAGCAGTTGCCGCAGCAGTCTGGACGCCTGAGTGCATTGCTGCCTATCAGGCATCGCTGCCAGCAACTGAGCCAGAATCAGTGGCTACCGAAACCCCAACTGAATAAACGGGAGGTCACCAATGGCATATAGCGATAACTTCCCAGCCCAGCGCCCCGTCTTTATGGCTGACTTTGCCAACGGTGGCAAAATCGACCCACGGGCAACATTCACTCGCTCCGACACTCCGCCCACCTATGCTGCGCCATCGGCGGTGCATTACTGGTCGAATGAGAAACACCTCTCGTCGGAGAACCTCCTCCTCCACTCGAGCGACTTTGTGACAAGTTGGAGCGGTCCGGGGCTATCAGACAGGAACACTGGTCAAGCGGACCCAGTGGGTGGGACCAACGCAACCGAGTTGGTAGAAAGTGGCACGGCAGACTTTCACAGGGTTTATCAATCTGTGTCAGCAACCGGTGACTTGGCATTGACGGTTTACGCTAAACGAAGTTCCGGAAGCCGATACCTCAATTTGGCTATCATGTCGTCCGCAGCCGGTCCAAACGGCGCTGGATTAGCTACGTTCGATTTGTCAGGTGGAGCAACTCACACTAGCAACGGTTCGTCTAGCACCCTCACCAACCTATCAGCCACTCAAACCGCATCTGGCAACGGGTATTACAAATGCGTTTTTAAGGCAACAGCTTCAGCTGCAGCGGTAACTGTTTATGTATCACTTTCTGACTCCGCAACGCCAGTTGCTAACAACTACGGGATGGTTTACTACACCGGTGACGGCACTAGCTCCATCGACGTAGCGTTTGCCAGCCTCTCGACAACTGGGGCCACGGACTACAACGCCACCACAACCCAAATTCATCGACAGTATGCGCCAACGCTCAAATCGGTGGCCACTGCTGGGCAACCCAGATTTGAATACGACCCAGCGTCTGATGGGCAATCTATGGGCATTCTCATTGAGGGGCAGTTCCAGCAGCTTGCACAATACACGGAAGACTTATCGAATGCGTATTGGGCGAAAATAAACACAACTGTTCAGTCAAATGCTGCCATCGCTCCAGATGGCACCCTGACAGCAGACCTCGTTGTTGAGACGACTGCGGCTAATGTAGGTCATCATGTTCGCACTAACAGTATCACGGGTGTTAGCAGCTCGACAACTTACACGGCCACGGTTTTTGCCAAAGCTGCTGGGCTTGGTTTCTG